GACGCCTTCCGGCTCGGTGCGGGCCGATGACCGACGACCTGTTCCACTGGAGCGTCGTCATCGACGGCGAGGACGAGCGCCCCCACCTGGAGGCCGCCGCCCAGCAGGCCGAGGCCCACGCCGACGACTGGCTGCGGGAGGCCCTCATCGGCTTCCTCGTCAACGTCGTCTCCGACCCGGACCTGCCCTCCGAGGGCACCCTGGCCACCGATGCGCGCACCGTGCTCTGCGGAGTGGAGCCCTGGGGCGACTACGGCTGGGAGTTCACCTACCGGCTGGAGATGACCACGCTGGAACTCTGGGGGCCGTCGTGAGGTGGGACGTGCTGGTCGGCGGAGTGCTCTGGATCGTCGCCATCTGGCTCCTCGCCTACCTCATCACCTCCCGGCTGGTCGACCGATGATCGTCCACCTCCTCGTGGCCTCCACCGCCTCGCAGGGCGGCCGGACGGGCTGCGGCCTCGCCCTGGACCGCAAGGCGCTCGACGCTCACCGCCGGGCCGGGACGGTCACCTCCTGGGCCGTCGAGGTCACCTGCCCGGCCTGTCAGGCCCGCACCCCCAAGACCGACGTAGGGCAACGGGCTCGGGCGAACATGGACCGCCTGGGCATCCCGGTCGGCACCGACGACCCGCTCCTCCTCGCCCTCGGCGCCACGCCGCTGCCCGAGACGACCTGCGAGGGCATGGTCGGCCCCGATGCCTGACCCCGACCTCCTCGCCCGGGTGCGCGCACTCCAAGCCTCCCGCTCCGCCCCGGTCCAAGCGCACCAGCACGCCCTCTGGCTCTCCACCTCCCTCGACCGCACCTGGACGCTCCTCGCCCCCGGCGCCGACGGTCAGGCCTGGGGCGGCCGCATCCGGGGCCAACCCCTCATCGTCATCTGGAGCGCCGCCACCGAGGACGACGGCCTCGTCTGGCTCCACGCCTCCGCTGTCGCCGGTCCCCGCCGGGCTCCCCGGCTCCCCACCTACGACGAGATGGCGATGGTCAAGCGACTGTTCTGCGGGACCCACCGCCCCGCCCTCTCCGTCTGGCCCCGAGAGTCGGAGCACGTCAACCTCCATCCCCACGCCCTCCACGTCTGGGCGCCCTTCGACGCCACCACCTGGCCCCTTCCCCGCTTCGACGCCCACACCGGGAGCATCTGAGTGCCGCCCCTCCACATCGTCGCCACCAATGTCAGCCCTCCGCCGTACCCTCTGGCCTGCGAACTGTGCCCCTGGGCGAAGCCAGCCCACCACGCCACCACCTGCCGGGTCACCTTCGACGGGCAACGCCACCCGCCCTCCGCCACCGCTGCCCAACGGCGTGCTCACGGCCCCGGCTGGTGGCTCCCGCTGATGTGCGCGCAGATCGTGGACGGCCGCTCCGTCGTCGTCGAGGGCAACCAGGCCGCCGTCCCCACCTGCTCCGGCGACCTCGTGTTCGTCGACATGGAGCCGCCCCGAGCCCGGGCCGAGCCCCCGCCGAGCCTGTTCTGACACAACAACCTGCACCGGGGCGAGTAGACGTGCCACATCAACCCGCTACGCTCCCGGCCGTGCCCGAGGCCCCGCTCCCGCAGGTCGCCCTCACCCTCAACGTCGTCCTCTCGGAGGAGTGCTTCGCCTGGCTGGAGGTGGAGTGCCAAGGGCGGGACCTCTCGCTGGACGCCCTCACCGGCGCCGTGCTCGACTACTGGACGTACCAGCAGGGCCGCCGCCCGCTGTCGGCCTCGGCCAGGAGTGTTCGCCATGCCGGATGACAACGTGCTCTCGTTCCCCGGGGCCGGGGCTCCGGCTCCTCCCCGAGGCGAGGAGCCCATCGACGTCGACCTGGACCCGGTCGCCCCTCCGCCCGGTGCCGAGCGTCCGGGGCAGCGGGCCGTGCGCGGAGTCACCCTCGTCCGCAACCCGGTCGTCACCGACTCGATCCTGACCGCCATCCGGGCCGGTGTGCCCCACTCGGTCGCCGCCGCCCTCGCCGGTGTGCCCCCGGCCACGTTCCACAAGTGGCGTCAGCGGGCTCTCGCCCACCTGGAGGCCCGGGACGCTGGCCGCCCGCTCAAGCCTGCCGACTCGCCCTACGCCGTGTTCTGGATGGAGGTCGAGAAGGCCAGCGCCCACTCGGAGAGCCGCCTCGTCTCCCTCATCGCCGTCGCCGCCCAGCGGGACTGGCGGGCTGCGGCCTGGATGCTGGAGCGCCGCTTCCCCGAGCGCTACGCCCTGGCCGCCGCCCCCGCTCCGGCCTCGCTCGACGTGCCCGCCGGGGAGGATGCGCGCACCGCTCTCGCCGCCCGCATCGACGCCATCCAGAAGCGCACCGGCACCTCCGGGTGAGCGACCACTTCGCCCGTCATTGCCCGGCCGCCTGGTGCGCTACGGGCCACGGCGTCTCGACCGTCGTGTTCCCCAACGGCTCCACGGCCTCCTGCTGGGGCGAGCACCCGCTCACGCCCGTCCTGGCCCAAGTGGCCCTCGAAGCCTGGTACGCCCGGGAGACGGCATCTGAGGGGCTCTGAGTGCTACGAGAGGCCCTGCTCCGCCCCGACCTCTGGGTCGCCCTGGCCGCCGGGCTGGTCGTCGGCGCCTTCCTCGGCTGGATGCTCACCGACCGTGGCCCGTAAGCCCTCCGGCCGCCCGCCGGGCCGCCCCACCCCCGACGAGCCGCTCGACCAGACGCTCCACGTCCGCCTCTCCACCGCGCAGCGCACCTGGATCGAGGCCTATGCCGCCGAGCGGGGCCTGGCCTCCGCCTCCGACGGCCTGCGCCACGTCCTGGCCCGGGTCATCGCCGGGACGCCGCCCCCGGGGCCGCCCGCTCCTCGCCCGGTCGCCCCTCGCCGGGTCTACGGCTCGCTCAACCCGCCGACTAGCGTGGACCCATGACCGTCACCGTCACGCTCCCCGACGACCTCGCCCGTCGCCTCGACGCCATCCGCCTCGACGAGGAGTCACGCTCCGCCCTGGCCACCCGCCTCCTCGAAGGCACCCTCGACGAGCCTCCTCCGCCCGCCCCGCTCATGGAGGTGCTCGCCGTCAAGCCGCCCACCTCGGGCCATCGCCGCCACGAGGCTGTCGCCACCGCCTTCGACGGCCGGGCCGCCCTCTGCGCCTGCGGGGCCGTGCGCGCAGGCGCCGGACCCTGGTACATGGCGTGAGGACGTTCGTGCTCCAGCGGGACGCCGACGCCACCGGCGTCTCCGGCACCGGCATCGTCGCCGAGGGAGTCGAGTTCAGCGACGGCGTCGTCTGCCTGCACTGGATCGGCGCCTGGCCCTCCTCGGTCGTCCACTACGAGCGGGGCATGGACTCGGTGCTCCACGTCCACGGCCACGACGGGCAGACCCGGGTCATCTGGACGTCGTGACCGCCACCCTGGCCGACTTCCACCGGGACCCGGCCGACTTCTCCGACGCCGAGGCCTTCGCCGGGCTGCCCGCCGCCGTGCGGGCCGAGGCCATCGACTCCCTCACCGACGATCAGGTCGCCGACCTCCTGGTCGACTGGCACTGGTGGCGCCGCCCCCGCCAGGTCGTGCCGGACGGGCCGTGGCGAGTCGCCTGGTACCGGGCCGGTCGTGGCGCCGGTAAGACCCGCACCGGGGCCGAGGAGGTCCTCGACCGGGTCCGCTCGGGCCGCCTGCGCCGTGGCGCCCTCGTCGCCCCCACCGTCGCCGACTACCGGGACACCATGATCGAGGGAGTCACCGGCATCCTGGCCTGCCTGCGCGCACACCGGGGCGAGACGGCCGACTACCAGGCCACCCGCCGCCGGGTCGTGTTCTGGAACGGGGCCGTCGCCTACTGCTACTCCGGCCAGCACCCCGACCGCCTTCGTGGCCCCCAGCACGACTTCCTCTGGTGGGACGAGCCCGCCGCCACCCGCTACGGCCAACTCTGCTGGGAGAACGCCGACTTCGGGCTGCGCCTCGGCCCCCAGCCGCAGGCCCTCCTCACCGGCACCCCCAAGCCGATCACCTGGCTGCGGGAACTGTCGGACGACCCGGGCACCGTCACCCTGCGGGGCTCCCTGTTCGACAACCTCCTCAACCTGCCCGAGCCGTTCGTCGCTGCGATCCTCCGCCGGTACGAGGGCACCCGCCTGGGCGCGCAGGAGATTCACGGCGACTTCCTCGAAGGTGCTGAGGGCGCCCTCTGGGTCATCCACACCATCGACGAGCACCGCTGGACGGCGGCTCCTCCCGGGTGGAGGGTCGTGGTCGGTGTCGATCCGCCGGGGGAGACGGCCGAGTGCGGCATCGTCGTCGTGGCGGGGCCTCGCCAGGCGACCACCACGACCCACGCCGCTGTCGTGGACGACCGCTCCCGCCGGGGCTCGCCCGAAGTCTGGGGAGCCGCTGTCGTGCAGGCCTGGCGGGACCACGCTGCGGAGAAGGTCGTCGTGGAGAAGAACCAGGGTGGGGACATGGTCCGGGCCGTCATCCACGCCATCGACTCCTCCTGCCCGGTCGAGAAGATCACCGCAGTTGGCTCCAAGGCGGAGCGGGCCTTCCCGGTCGCCGCTCAGTACACCCAGGGCCGGGTCCACCACGTCGGCGTGCTGGGCGACCTGGAGGCTCAGCAGATCACCTGGGTCCCCACGGAGGGCAAGAGCCCGGACCGCATCGACGCCCTCGTCCACGCTCTCGCCGAGGTGCTCCCGGTCGAGCCCATCCCGCCGTCGGCCGTGGACTCGCCCGCTGCGCGCACCCTGACGGGCCTGCCCGCCCCGGGCTCCGTCTCGGCGCTCTCCCTGCCCGGGGCTCGCCGCCGCTGACCGCCATGCCTGGCTCTCGCCGCTGACCATCGGCTAGCCTGGGTCGATGCCCACGAACAAGACCAAGAAGGTGCTGGCCGCTCTGGCCCTCGCCACCACTCTGACCGGGACGGCGGCGACCTTCGCCCCCTCGGCTGGCGCCCAGGCGGCCTGCTCCGTCGACCACCGGCTGCGCCTCGGCCAGCGAGGCTCCAGTGACGTCCGCTGCCTCCAGATCGCCCTGGAGGCCGCAGGCGTCAACCCGGGGCCGGTCGACGGCTACTTCGGCCCGGTCACCCGGGCCGCTGTCGTCGCCTACCAGACGGCCAAGGGACTCACGGTCGACGGCTGGGTCGGCCCGCAGACCGCCGGGTCGCTCGGCATCTGGTGGGCGCCCACCTCCCGCTCGGCCTCGGCCCCCGCCCCCCGGGCTCCCCGGACCTCGGCGCCTCGCCCTGCTCCGGCGACCAACAGCGGAGTCGACTGGGACCGCCTCGCGCAATGCGAGTCGGGCGGCAACTGGAGCATCAACACCGGCAACGGCTACTACGGCGGCCTCCAGTTCCTCGCCTCGACCTGGCGGGCCTACGGCGGCACCGGCCTCCCCCACCAGCACTCCCGGGAGACGCAGATCGCCATTGCCGAGCGTGTTCGGGCCGACGTCGGGATGCGGGCCTGGCCCGGGTGCTCCCGCAAGTTCGGCTGGATCTAGGCCGTTCGGCTCATCCTCAGGAAAGTTCGTGGAACAGGTTGTCTGGCCGCCGGGTGGCGGCTAGTCTATCCCCATGAGCAACAACCTCCCCGCCGAGCGCAAGCAGGTCGGCCTCGTCGTCGCCCTCTGCGAGGTCTACGAGGACTTCGCCCGGGGCCTTCCCGAGGCCCGCATCGCCGCCCTCATCACCACCAGGGCTCGCCGCAAGGGCATCACCCTCGCCGACTCGGCCATCGCTGCTCTCGTCCACGACCACTTCATCAACGCCTGAGGAGGCACTCCCATGACCACCAACCTCTCCACCCTCACCACCCTGGCGCACGCCGCCGACGTTCACCCGATGATCCGGTACAAGGCCGCCAAGGCCGCCCGGCGCCTCGTGGACGTCACCACGGCGGGCTGGCTCGCCGAGGAGGACGCCTGCATGGCGGAGCCCTCCCGCCCGCAGAACGGCCTCGACCGCTGCGCCTGCGGCTGCAAATACTGGACCCCGCAGGACCGCTGCTTCGATTGCGGCGACGCCTTCGGCCCCGAGGGGCGGTAGTCGTGCTCGCCTACTGCGACCTGCCCCACCCCGGCGACGACCGGGAGGCGGCCGACTGGTGCCGCCGCTACCACCGGGTCACCCTGCCCCGCATCCCCGACGACCTCGTCCTCGGCTGCTGGGAGCCCGGCGACTACGCCGCTCGCCAGCCGCAGTTGTAGGTTCGCCCCCATCCAGAGAGGCCCCGCCCCGTCGCCCGCCGGAGCGGGGCCTCTCTGCGCGCAGCGTGTAGTCGCCCGGCGTGGCGGGTACGGTCGGCGCATGACCAAGGACAAGGACGAACGCCGGACCCCTCTCGCCGAGGAGACGGACAAGCAGCGTGCCGCTCGGGAGAAGGAAGAAGCCGAGCAGCGCCACACCTACCCGCGCAACATGCCGGAGATGCCGCAGGACGAGCCCAAGGCCAAGTAGCCGCCCGCCCCGGGGCACGGTCGCTCCTCCCTCGGTGCCCCGGGGCTAACCTCCGCTGCCGGGGGGAGGCCCTGACCCCGCCGAGCCCGGCACCCCTCCGGGCCTCCCCTCAGTCAGCGCACACGGCGATGAGCCGATCCTCGTTGACCGGCTCCCGCTGGTGGACGGAGATCGTCTGCATCGTGAACCCGGGCGGGCAGGCGGGGCCTTGCTCACCGGCGGGGCCTCGCTCGCCCGGCTCCCCGGCTGGCCCGGCGGGGCCGACGGGACCTGGCACGCCCGCCACGCCTGGCACCCCTGGAGGCCCCTGAGCGCCCCGAGGACCGGGCTGGCCCATTCCCGGCGCCCCCGGCTCGCCTGCGGCACCTGGGACGCCCGGCTCGCCTCGCTCACCGGCAGGCCCGGCGGGGCCTGGTGGCCCGGCTGGCCCTGGTGGCCCGGGCTCGATGGTGACCGGCGGCAGCGTCGGCAGCGTCGTCGTGGACGGGCTCGGGATCGGCACCTCGTCCTGGGCGAGTGCGTAGGCCCCGCCGAGGGCCGCCGTGCTGATGCCCGCCGCCAGGGCGAGGGCTCCGATGATCGCTACGGCGTCAGTGCGAAGCCGCATCGCCGCCGCCTGGCGGATCGTTCGGCCGCCGGTGGAGGTCCTCGCCGCCGCTCGACCGTCCGGCCAGCAGCCCGAGCAGCGCCCCGAGGATGCCGCTGATGAGCGTGAGGAGGCCCTGCACGATGGCGGAGGTGTCGGTGTCCGGGTCGCGCACCTCCACCAGCAGCACGATCGCCGTCGAGCCGAGGAGGACGCACACCACGACGACCGTGAACATCAGCGTCATCAACTCCACGACGCTCCTGTTCCGCATGGCTGCTCCCTGGGCACGGCCTCCCCTCGGAGACTACCCTCGGCCTCGTGGACGGCTTCCTGCTCCTGGTCGCCTTCGTGCTGGCGGCCTACCGCCTCAGCCGCCTGGTGACGACCGATCGCATCACGATGGGGCCTCGGCACGCCATCATCCACAAGGCCAAGGAGGACGACCCCGACCCCCTCCTCGCCACCTTCGTCACCTGCGACTGGTGCGTCTCCGTCTACACCTCGGCTCTCGTGGTCGGCCTCTCGTGGCTGTTCATCGACCCCGGGCTCGACCTGCCCTTCCTCTGGTGGGCGGCCACGGCTGGCGGGGCGGGCATCACCGCCTCCGTCGTCGACCGGATCGAGGGGATGGACGACTGATGGCCGCCGGGGATCGCCGCCGCCCTCGTGGCGTCAACTCAGCCCTGACGGCCTCGGCCCAGATCGTCAGCGGGATGCGCCTGCCCTCCTCGTTCCTGGCGGAGGACTGGCAGGCGGAGGCCTGGGCCTTCTACGACTCGATGGGCGAACTGCGCTTCGCCTCGAACTGGATGGGCAACGCCTGCTCTCGCGCACTCCTCGTCCCCTCGCTGATCCCCGCCACCCCGGGCGACGACCCCGAGCCCGACGAATCCGCCATCGGCCAGCAAGCCCTCGCCATGCTGGGCGGCGGGGCCGCCGGGCAGGCCCAGGTGCTCCTCGACATCGCCATCCACCTGTTCGTGGCTGGCGCCTCGTACCTCGTCGGCGAGCCCGCCGAGGACGACCCGGAGGGGGAGGGGCCTCTCGTCTCGTGGAACGTCTACAGCACCGACGACATCGCCTCGGCCGGGGCTGACGCCTTCCGGGTGCGGGACGAGTCGACGCCGGGCGGCTACCGGGGCCTCTCCCCGGCCGCTCTCGTCGTCCGCATCTGGCGGCCCCATCCCCGCTGGCGCTGGCAGGCCGACGCCCCGACCCGGGCTGCTCTGCCCGCCCTGCGCGAGGTGGCGCTCCTTTCGGGCCGGGTGCGGGCCGAGGCTCTCTCCCGGCTCGCCGGGGCTGGCGTGTTCGTCGTCCCCTCCGAGGCTTCCCTGCCCCCGGCCCGGGACCCGGTCACCGGGGCCGAGGTGCACCGGGACCTCCTCGACGTGCTGGTCGAGTCGATGACCGTGCCCATCGGCGACCCGGAGTCGGCCTCCGCCGTCGTGCCGCTGCTGCTGCGCGTACCCGGGGCTCTGGCCGAGGCCGTCCGCCACGTCTCGTTCGCCACGCCCTTCGACGAGCGCATCATCGAACTGCGGGACTCGGCGATCCGTCGCGTAGCCACGGCGCTCGACATGCCCGCCGAGGTGCTCCTCGGCCTGGGCGAGTCGAACCACTGGTCGGCGTGGCAGATCGAGGAGGCCGCCGTCACGATCCATGTGGAGCCCACCCTCGACCTCATGTGCTACGGGCTCACGGTCGGCTTCTACCGCCCGGTGCTCGAAGCCCTCGGCCTGGCCGACGTCGAGGGCCGGATGCTCTGGTACGACTCCTCGGCGCTGCGCCTCCGGCCCGACCGCTCCGAGGACGCCGTCTCCGCCTACGACCGGCTCCTCATCGGCACCGAAGCGACCCGGCGGGAGGTCGGCTTCGACGAGACGGACGCCCCCGAGCAGGCCGAGTTCCTGCGGATGCTCGGCGTCAAGTTGGCCCTCCTCGACCCGGCCAACGCTCCCTCGTACCTCCGCATGGGCGGCATCGACGTCGGCCCCATCGCTGTCGCCCCCGCCCCGGCTGCGCCTCCGGCGCTCCCGGCCGCCCCGGAGGCTCCGGCCCCTCCCGGTCCTCCGGCTGGCGGCCCTGCCCAACCGGCGCCTGCGCCGCTGCCCGCCGGGGAGGCCGCTGTCGAGGCCGGGCTGGTCGCCGCCTGCGACGCCCTCGTGCTCCGGGCTCTGGAGCGGGCTGAGGCTCGGTCGCGCACGCTGGAGAAGGCGGGACGGGCCTGCTCCCTCGACGACCTCCTGCACTCGGCGTGGGACCGGGTGCCGGAGGTCGCTCTCCGGTACGGCTGCGACCCGGCGCCGCTGCTCACCGCCCTCGACGCCTACACCCGGGGCCTGCTCATCTACGACAAGCCCTACGCCTACGCCGACCTGGCCCTGGCCCTGGGGGCCTACGTCGATGCCCTCCCGGGCTGAGTTCGTCGACGAGTACGAGGCCGCCCTCGACGCCTTCACCTCCGAGTTCCTCGCCGTGTTCATGCGGGGCATGCGGAAGGTGCTGGCGCCCGCTGTCGTCTCCGCCGCCACCCAGACGTTCGTGGCCTCCGCCGTGGAGGAGCCCTGGGAGGAGTTCGTCTCCGCCAACCTCAACCCGCTCCTCGTCGCCGACTACGGGGCGGCGGGGCTCTCGGCCTGGGTCGGCCGGGGCCAGGACCTCGCCTACGCGCAGGCCGACCATGCCGCCGGTGCCCTCGTCCGCACGCACGCCTCCTCCGCTGTCCGCCACGCCGCCGCCGCCCAGAACCGGATGGTGCGCTTCTCCGACTCCCTCTGGCTCCACGCCCGGGGCCAGATCGCCGAGGGCATCGCCTCCGGCAAGACCATCGAGGAGATGAAGAACGTCCTGTGGAGGGACTTCGGCCCGGCTGGCGTCTACGAGCAGCGGGCCGAGGTCGTCGCCCGCACCGAGGTTCACGCCGCCGTCAACGCTGGCCACGAGGAGGGGATGGCGCTCCTCGGCGCCCACGGCCCCAAGTTCAAGGAGTGGCTCTCCACCTCCGACGGCCGCACCCGCCCGACGCACGCCGCCGCTGACGGTCAGGCCGTCCCCCGGGACTCGCACTTCGTCGTCGGCGGGGCTCGCCTCCGCTTCCCCGGCGACCCGTCCGGCCCGGCGGAGGAGGTCATCCAGTGCCGCTGCGTCGTGCTCTACGTGGACGACCCGGGTGAGACGCCCCGGGACAACCAGGGCTACCCGCTCGCGCAGGCTGCTCCGGCGCCGACCGCCACGCCGCCTCCCCCGGCCCAGCCTCGCCACGCCCCCAAGGCCGACCGTCCGTTGGGGCCTCCGGCGCCCCGCTCCACGTTCACGCCCACCACCTCCGCTCCGGCTCCCCCGCCGAAGCCGCCCCCGCCCAAGGCGCCTCCTCCCGGCGCCTCGTTCAACACCGCTGGCTTCCACGTCGGGCGCATCTCCCACAAGAACCCCTGGGAGTTGACCGACGCCGCCAAGGTCGAGATGGACGGGCTCATGCGGGCCGTGCAGGACGACCTCGTCCGCATGTACGACACCCACCTGCGCCCGGTCGGCCTGCGGACCGACGGCCTCCAGTTCACCCACCACGGCGCCAACAACGTCGAGTGGCATGCGCGCATCGTCGACGCCGACGGCGAGTTCGTCGGCCACTTCGACCGGGGCCTGTACCTCAACAACGACAACCGCTGGGAGGTCCACCACAACCTCTGGAGCCTCGAAGCCGAGGTGCAGGGTCAGGGCCTCGCCACCAAGATCAACGACGCCGCCTTCGACCTCTACCGGGCCTGGGGAGTCGACGAGGTCACCCTCCTCGCCAACATCGACGTCGGCGGCTACGCCTGGGCGAAGCAGGGCTTCGCCTGGGACCGCAGCGCCCACTCGGAGGTCATCACCATGTTCGGCCGGGTGGAGCGCCGCCTCGACGAGTACTTCGACACGTACCTGCCCGAGACGCTGGAGGCCGCCCGGGCCGACCTCGCCGTGCTGCGGCAGCGGGCTCGGGACTTCGACCCCTCCCACCCCTCGTTCCCCTCGCCGTTCGACATCTCGCGCATCGGCTACCGGGACGAGATCGCCGCCCTCCACCCCGCCAAGAAGGGGTACCGCTGGGTCGGCAAAGACGCCATGCTCGGCTCGACGTGGTACGGCGTGCTCCCCCTCGCCTGACCTATCCTGGCCCGGTGCCCAAGTCGAAGCCCGCCAAGCCCACCGCCGTCGAGGTGGCCGAGGGCCGTCGTCGTCAGGCCGCCCTCTACCGGCTGCACTCCGCCTGGACCGCCAAGCACGCCGATGCGACGGCCGTGCCCTCCCGCCCCGGCTCCGAGGACGTCTCCGTCCACCACCTCGACCTGGAGCCCTCCGTCGAGGCGGAGCGTGAGTTCCAGGCGGCGGCAGCCGCCCTGTACCCCTGGCCGCCCTCGTGACGTAGGCTCGCCCCCGAACCCAGGGAGGTCACATGGGCGTAGCAGGCTGCATCGCGAACGTGCTCCAGTCGTGCGGAGGGGCTGTCGTCCCCTCCACCGGGGCGACGGCGGGGACGCCGGGCACCTGGGCGCCGGGCGGCTCGACGCCCCCGGCCAACGCCTCCGCTGCGAACACCGCCGGAGTGCTCGCCACCCCGGCGACGGCCTGGACCATCGGCCAGTACGTGCAGGGCTCGACGGCCGGTGCTGGCGGGGAGATGTTCTGGAACGGCACGGCCTGGAACATGGGCCGGAGCGTGACGCCGTAATGCCCTGGCACGTGAGCGCCGAGGGTGCGGTGGAGGGCTGCGCCGGGTACGCCGTCGTCAAGGACGACGACGACTCGGTCGCCGGGTGCCACGCCACCCAGGACGAGGCCGAAGCGCAGATGGCCGCCCTGTATGCCGAGGAGGAGGCCTCGCTGGAGTCGCTGGCCGCCGCCCCCACCACCACCCCGCCCGCCGAGTTCCACGGCCCCCTGGCCTTCGAGGATCAGCCGACGGGCGACGGTCGCCTGTTCATGCCGGGCTCGCTCCGCTGGCGGGAGCCGCCCCTCCCGCTCATGTGGCAGATCGAAGCCTGGGAGGGCCACTCCGGGGCCGTGCAGGTCGGCGTGCTCGACCGCCTCGTCAAGCGAGGCCCGGTCGTCTGGGGCTACGGCACGTTCGACCTCGGCTCCGAGGAGGGCCGGGAGGCTGCGCGCAGGCTCGACGAGGGCTACCTGCGGGGCAACTCAGTCGACATCGACTCCGACGCCGACGTGGAGGTCGTCATGCCGGAGCCGGAGGACGAGGAGGACGTCGCCGCCCTGTTCGCCATGCCCGAGGAGGTCCGCTTCCACGACGCCGCCATCATGGGCACGACGCTGGTCGCCTTCCCGGCCTTCGCCGGTGCCCATCTCCGCTCTGGCCCCGGCAACCCGGACGCCGAGGAGGAGGTCGACTCGCCGACCGTCGTGATGACCGCCTCCGGCGAGGTGGGCCTGCTGCTGGGCGGCTCCATCGTCCCCGCCACCCTCGTCCGCATGTCGGGCGACCGCTTCACCGTCGACCTCGTGCCGCCGCTCGCCCCTCCGGGCCAGTCCTACGAGGAGTTCGTCGGCGCCCCGCCCTTCCCGCCCAAGGCGAAGGAGGACGAGGAGGCCCCTGAGGAGCCGGAGGAGGAGGAGAAGCCGTCCGGCGATGCGCTGGTGGCCCTGCTGGAGGAAGCCCTGGAGGCGGCAAAGAAGGCCGCCAAGGCGGGGGAAGCCGCCGTGCTGCCCGCCGCCCTGGAGGACACGCTGGTCGCCTCCGGCCTCCCGCACCTGCTGGCCCCGCCCCCGGAGTGGTTCAGTCCCCCGGTGCTCTCCGCCCCCACGCACCTCACCGTCGATGACGACGGCCGGGTCTACGGCCACCTGGCCCTCTGGGACTCGTGCCACACCTCGTTCGGCGATCGCTGCATCCGGGCTCCCCGGTCGTCCACGTCCTACGCCTACTTCCGCTCCGGGGAGGTCCTCTGCGCCGACGGCTCCCGCATCGCCACCGGGGCGATCACCCTCGACACCGACCACGCCCACATCTCCCTGGCCGCCTCGCCCGCCAAGGCGCACTACGACCACACCGGGGCAGCCGTAGCCGACGTGGCCGCCGGTGAGGACGCCTTCGGCATCTGGCTCGCCGGGTCGATGCGCCCGACGGCCTCGCCGGAGTCGGTGCGCGCACTCCGGGCGGCGGACGTCTCGGGCGACTGGCGGGGCATCCCCGGCATCGGCTCCGAGTTGGTCGCCGTGCTCGCCGTCAACGTGCCCGGCTTCCCCATCCCCCGGGTCCACTCCCGCCACAAGGGCGACCGGCTCACGGCGCTGGTCGCCGGGGCCGCCCTGTTCACGCCCGAGTCGGAACGGGAGGCCATCGCCGCCTCCATCGGCCGGGACCCCTCCACCCGGCGGGCCGAGTTGGCCGCCCTCGTCCACGCCTAGGAGCGCCTCGTGGCCTGCGGCTGCATGAAGAAGAACACGCCCGGGGCCTCGCAGCGCCTCGTGGCTTCCGCTCCTCCCCCGGCCCGGGTCGGGCCGTGGAAGGTCACCTACACCAACGGCTCCACCGAGACGTTCCCCACGCTGCTCCCGGCCCAGCGGGCCGTGCGCCGTCGTGGCGGGCGCATCGACGCCGCCTGACGTCTCGCGTTACGCTCCACCCCGCCTGGCCCGTAGTGGCTCGGCCCCCAGCCCGTAGCGGCCTCTCGTTCCCCACCGCTCGCCCACTGGAGGGCCGCCATGCTCCGCTCCCGCCTCGATGCCTGGCTCACGCTCGGCAACCTGACCGCCGAGGGCGACCTCGTCGTGCCGGAGGACCTCACGCCGCTCTCCGATGCGGACCTGGCCTCCCTCCTGGCCGATGCTGTCGACTCGTTCGACTCCCTGTACGACGACGCTGATACCCCGGTCGCCGACCTCACGAACCTGGCCGAGGCCGTCAAGGCCATCAAGGCCGAGCAGGAGCAGCGGGCTGTCGCCGCCGAAGCCGACGCCGAAGCGCGCACCGCCCTCCTGGCCCAGGTGCATCCCGAGGGGATCGAGGACGCAGAGACGCCCGTCGAGCCCGATCCTGAGCCCGGCGAGCCCGACCCCGACGACCCTGAGGCCGAGGCCGAGGCCGTCACCGAGCCGGAGCCCGAGCCGGTCCTGGCCGCTGCCACGGTCGTCCGGCGCCCTTCGGCGGCGGCTGTCCGGCGCTCGGCGCCCGCCGTGCCCGCAGGCCCTTCCGGCCCCGGTGTCACCATCGTCGCTGCGGCTGACCTCCCCGGCATCGTCACCGGCTCCCGCCTCGGCTCCCTCGCCGAGGTGGCGGCGGCGGCCACGGCCCGGGCGCAGATGCTCAACGACCCCTCGCCCAACATGCCGGTCGCCCGGTTCAACCTGCCGATCCCCGAGACGCTCACCGCCTCCGGCTCGCAGGAGGACGATTGGGACGTGATCCAGCGCCTCGTCGGCCTCCCGGCCCAGGCGAACCTGCTGGCCTCGGGCGGCTGGTGCGCTCCGTCGACGCCGCTCTACGACCTGTACGCCATCGACGCCGCCTCCGGGCTGCTGGACCTCCCGACGGTGCGCGCACCCCGGGGCGGCCTGCTCATCCCCGAGTCGCCCGACATCTCCGACGTCATGGCCCACCCCTGGCTCTGGACCGAGGCCAACGACGAGAACCCGGCCACTCCGGCCACCAAGCCCTGCATCAAGGTCCCCTGCCCGACGTGGAGCGACTGTCGGCTCGACGCCCACGGCATCTGCGTCACCGCCGGGAACCTGCAAGACCGGGCCTTCCCCGAGATGACCCGGCGCTTCATCGCCCTCGTGCTCAACGCCCACGCCCACGTCGTCTCGAAGCGCATGATCGACGCCATCGTGGCGGCCTCCGGTACGGCCGTGAACGTCACCGAGGGCACCTCCGGCATCACCGGGGAGTTGCTCGGCGCCGTCGACCTGGCCATCGCCGACTACAAGAGCAAGTACCGCATGGCGGAGGGCGCCGTGCTGGAGGTGCTGCTCCCCGCCTGGACGGAGGAGATCGTCCGCAGCGACCTGGCTCGCCGGGCCGGTGTCGACAACATGCTCAACATCTCCGACGCCCAGGTGCGAGCGTTCTTCACCGCCCGCAACGCTGCCCCGCAGTTCTTGCAGGACTACCAGCCGCTCTCGGTCGCCGGGACCCCGGTCACGGCCTGGCCCGCCGCCGTCAACTTCATCGTCATGTCGGCCGGGACCTACATCAAGGCCGACAACGGCACGCTCGACCTCGGCGTCGTGCGGGACTCGATCCTCAACGAGACGAACGACCACACGGCCGCCTGGTCGGAGCAGTTCTTCTCCGTCTGCAAGGTCGGCTACGAGAGCCGCATCTACGCCGTCACCGGCGCCGCCTCCGGCATCACCGGCTGCTGCGCGTGAGCCTGACGGGACCTGAGGGGAGGCAGCCATGACCACGGTGGACCCGCAGGTGCTCCTGCTGCCCGCCTCCGGGCCTGAGGTGCCCCCGCCGTCCTACGTCGGGCGGCCGGGCACCCTGCTCGACGTTGTCTCCGTCACCGACTCGGCGGAGCCGTCGTGGACCTCCGGCTTCATCACCCGGGACCTCTGCCCCGGCTCCATCGACGTCGACCTGGGCTCCTGCCTCGCCGCCCCGGTGCCGAAGTCAGTCGGGACCGGCTCCATCTTCGACGGCTGGGCGCCGTTCACGGTGTACGCCTTCTACTCCTGCTCCCCGGCTGGCATCACCGAGGAGGAGGCCCGGGCGGCGGCCTCCGGCACCCTCACGGCGAAGCAGAGCATGGGAGTGGAGTTGGAGGTGCTCCTCGGCCCGGTGCGCGGAGCCGCCTTCGGTGCTCAGGCGCAAGCCACCGACCTCGGCCTGTTCCCCTCGGTCGATGCTCTCGCTGTCGTCTCCGGGGCCTACCACCAGGAGAACGGCGACGGGCAGGGAGTGATCCTGGTCGCCGTCTCGGCGGGCACGCAGTTGGCCGCCGCCCGGGCCATCGACCGTGTCTCGGGCCGGTGGACGGCGCCGTGCGGCTGCCCGGTCGTGCTCTCCTCCGCCCTCGACAACCGGACCCTGTTCCCCAAGCCGGAGATGTACCACTTCGGCGCCATGAAGGTGATGGCTGGCCCGGCCTTCGACCTCGGCGTCCACGTCAACAACGTGAACGACCGCACCGTCATCGTGGAGCGCACCTTCGGCGTGGCCTGGGCCTGCGACCCGATCATGGCGACCACGCCCGCCATCACCCAACTCTCCTGAGGAGCACCCCATGACTGGCTTCCCCTCCGTCAAGGCCAAGGTCATCCGCCTCACGAAGGTCGATGAGTGCGGCGAGGTCGTCTACGGCGAGTGCTCCTCCATCGTCTCCGACGGCTTCATCCGCATCGCCACCGCTCCCGAGTTGGAGACGGGCGAGGAGTTCATCCAGAAGAACGCCTGGGGCGACCTCTGCGTCAACGACAAGGACGCCGACCGGCTCAAGCGCCTCAACCTGACGGTCGAGTTGTGCCGGGTCGACCCGGCCCTGCTGGACTTCTTCCTCGGCTCCGACGTCATCGAGGACGCCGGGATGGTGGTCGGCGCCCAGATCAGCGAGCAGGTGGCGGAGGGCGGCTTCGTGCTGGAGACGTGGACGAAGGTCGCCGGAGGGGCCTGCGGAGTGGCGGGGGCCTGGATCTACTGGCTCTGGCCCTGGGTCGTCAACGGCGCCCTCGGCGAGTTCACCATCGAGAACGGGCCGCTCACCATGAGCATCACCGCCAACACCCAGGGTGCCCCGGCGACGTTCGACACTGGGCCGTATGACCCGGCGGGCCTCCTCGTGCCGGTGCTGGAGGGTCGCCACCTGGCCTTCAACCAGACCTCGGTCGGGCCGCCCGACGTCACCGACGGCTGCGTGGAGTTGACCGCTCCGGGCGCGCAACTGGCGACGACCGCCACGGAGGTCGACGGCGACTCGGGCACGTTCGGCCCGGTCGGCTCCCGCCGCCCCGCCTCCAAGGCCGAGTTGGACACCATCATCGGCGCCAACGTCTCCCCGACGACGCCCTGGGGCCTCGACTCCTACGTCTACGTCGGCGCCACCGACCAGGCCGCCAGCCAGTTCTTCTGGGACGGCACGGCCTGGGTCGCCGGGAAGGGCACCTGAGCCTCTGGGAGGATGAGCCCATGAGCGACACGCTGACCGGCCCCGGGTGCGAACCCTGGCCGATGGCGCCCTGCCCTCTCCCCGACAACACCCTCCCCGAGTTCCAGGCCTGGGCGCGCACCGCCGCCGAGGAGATGCTCTGGGCGGCCTCCGGGCGGCAGTTCGGCGTCTGCCGGGCCGTCGAGGCCTTCGGCGTGTACCGGGCTGTCGACTGTTCGGTGCCCTGGGGGCCGCAGGCCGCCGCTCTCGGCCCCTCGGTGCTGCCCGGGCTGGTCACCGGCGCCCCGCTGCGGGACCGCTGCTGCGCCCTGCTGCTCCGCTCGCCCGCCGTCGCCGTCCACTCCGTCTCGGTCGACGGGCTCGGGCTCGACCCGGGCGAGTACGTCCTCGCCGGGGATCGGCTCCTCACCGCTGAGGGCGGCTGCTGGCCCTCGGTCGACGGCTGCTCCCCGCCGGGCATCGTCGTCGACTACACCCGGGGAGTGGCCCCTCCGGCCGTGGCGGCGGGGGCGATGAGCGAGTTGTACGTGGAACTTCTCCGGGCCTGCTCCGGCGATGCCGGGTGCCGCCTGCCGACGCGCATCGTCAACCTGGCCCGCCAAGGTGTGCAGATGGTGCTCCTCGACCCGCAGGACTACCTCGACAACGGCCGCCTCGGCCTGCCCCTCTCCGACCTGTTCCTCGTCACCGTCAACCCCTCCCACCTCACCATGCCCTCCCGGGTCGTCTCCCCCGACTACTTCGACGGCGGGCTCCGGGTCGTGGCACCGTGAGCGTCCAGGTCCTCCCGGCCGTCTGGCCCTCGATGGCCTACGCCGCCGCTGACGAGTTGCTCTCCCGCTTCGTCGACACGGTCACGAGTGCTGGCCGCCCGGTCACGAGGGCCGAGGTCGTCCTGGGCGACCCGGCGCCCCTCGACTGTTGCGCGTACGCCTACTCGACGGTGCGCCGCCTGTTCCTCTCCTCGGCCTTCCCCCTCGACGACACCTTCGCCGCCGGGCTGGCCTTCGACCCGGTGCGCTGCATGACCGGCACCCCGGCCTGCACGCTCGACGTCGGCATCTTCCGCTGCATGCCCTCCCTCACCGACGGCGGCGACATGCCCTCGCTGGGCGAGCACGCCCTGGCCACCTCGGCCCTGTACGCCGACGCCGAGGCCCTCGTGGAGGCCCTCTCGTGCCAGGTGGACTTCGGCGTCTCCCCGGTCGCCGTCACCTTCGTCTCGCCGCTGGGCGGCTGCGGCAGCGTGTTCGGCTCCGTCACCGTCGACCTCGACCCGGTCGTCGGGTAGGTGGCCGAGGCCTCGTTCACGGTCGAGTTGGAACCTCGGCAGGTGCAGGCCCTCCTGGCGGGCTCCTCCGGGCAGGTCATGGCCGACCTGCTGCGCCGGGGCCGCAACGTCGTCAACCGTGCCCGGGTGCTCTGCCCGGTCGACGAGGGGACGCTGCGCGCATCCATCGAGGCCGTGCCCTCTCGTGGCCCCGACGGCCTGCCGATGGTCCGGGTCGGCTCCCGGCTCCCCTACGCCATCTACGTCCACGAGGGCACCGGCATCTACGGGCCTCGTGGCACGCCGATCCGCCCGGTGCGGGCCTCCATCCTCCGCTGGCCCGCCAAGAACAACTCTGGCGTCGGCCGCCGCCGGTACAAGGGCGGCTCGACGGCCAAGTGGATCTACGCCCGCCAGTCGTCGGGCTCGCCGCCCCGGCCCTTCCTGCGGGACGCCCTGCCCGAGGCCCAGCGGTAGATCGCAGGTGTGGGCACGCCTCCGGGCGGGTAGCCTGCCCCGCATGGACGCTGTCGTGCTCCACCCCACCGACTACTTCGACGCCCTGCGGGAGACGGTGTTGACCCGGCTCAACACCGGGCTCGACTTCTCCCCCATGCTCCACGTCGTCACCGCCGCCCCCGAGGCCGAGGTGGCCGCCGTGCTCCGCTTCGATCCGCCCGGGGCCTCGTACCACGACCTGTTCGTCTCCACCCTCACCTACCTCGACGTCGACCGCTCTGCGCGCATCCTCCTGGCCTCGTTCGCCGCCCTCGTCGGCCGGGGCGACCTGCTCCTGCTCACCCAGCAGTTCGTCCGGCGTGGCGCTCCGCCCGTCTGCCTGGCCTGCGCCGTCTCCCGGGGCGACGACGGCGTCGTGACGCTGGGGCCGACCGGGCTGCTCCTGGCCGAGGACTTCTCCTCGCCCGCCCTCCCGGCGCTGGAGGCCCTGCTCAGGGACTAGGTCGTTCGGCTCATCTGGGGAAACTTCGCCGAACAGGTTGCGTAGCCGCTGGGCGGCGGCTAGTCTATCCCCCTATGACCACGACTCAGTTCACCTCCCCCGCCCGCCCCGAGTGCCCCGTCTGCGAGGGCTCCGGCATCGACGCCGCCTTCCGCTCCGTCTGCCATTGCGACGAGTTCATCGGCACCCTCGGCCGCTCGGCCTGGCGGGCCAACGCCCAGCGCAACATCGCTGTCGGCGGCCGCCAGGACCGCATCCACACCCCGGGCGAGCGCCTCGACGGGCGCACCTTCGGCACCGGCTCGGCCGCTCCCCGCCCCTCGACCCCTTCCGAGGCGCAGGTCAACTTCTGCCGCACCCTCCTCGCCGAGGTCTACCCGGGCCAGGAAGAACGTCAGGCCACGATGATCGCCCGCTTCGCCGGGCTCACCCGCAAGGCCGCCTCGGAGGGCCTCGACCGCCTCATCGCCATGCGCGACGCTGGCCGCCAGGCCCGCCCGACCGTCGCCCCCGAGGCTGCCCCGGCTCGCCCGGCCGCCCCGGTCGCCGACGTGCCCGCCGGTCACTACGCCGTCGACAACGCCGAGGGCATCCTCCGCTTCTACGAGGTCGACCGCCCGACCGAGGGCCGCTGGGCCGGTCGCACCTTCGTCTCGGTGCTGGCCTCCGACGAGCGCCACCCGGTCAAGGGCGCAGCCGGTGCCGCCGTCCTGGCCAAGATCGCCGAGGACGTCACCGGGGCGATGCTCCGCTACGGCCAGGAGATCGGCCGGTGCGGCCATTGCAATCGCACCCTCACCGACGAGGCCTCCCGGGCTCGGGGGATCGGCCCCATCTGCGCCGGGCGGATGGGCCTCTGACGGCTCCCTGCTCGGCTCCGCCTCCGGGTGGAGCCGGGCGAGGTGCAATCAGGCACCCGTCCCCCGAAAGGAACCCCCATGACCACCATCAAGACCGAGGTCAAAGGTCGCTACTCGCTCACGCGCATCTTCCTGGCGTGCTGCACGTTCGGCCTCTCGCTGCCCTTCGCCGGTGTCCGCAAGCGGACCACCACCACCGTCCGCACGGTCGGCTGATGGCCGACTGGCTCGACCGCCTCGACCGGGGGGAGCCAGTCCTGGCTCCTACCCGGCGGCGGATCGCCGGGGAGTGGGACGTCTGGACGCCCGACGTAGTCGTCACCGTCGCCCTCCCCGGCCCCGAAGAACGTTGCGGAGCCCGCCTCTGCCTGACGTGCGGGGCCGATCTACCCTCGCCCCCGCCCTCGGGCCGTCCCCGCCGGTACTGCTCCCCGGAGTGCCGCCCCTCCTCGTACCGGCAGCAGCACGGCGCCCGCTGATGCCGACCAACAACCCTCGCAAGGACCTCCGCCGCATCGCCCGCCTACTTGAGGCTCAAGGCTGGACCGTCGACATGGGCCACCCGCACCCCCGCTTCACCTCGCCCACCGGCAAGCGCATCTCCACGACGGACACCCGCTCTGGCGGCCGGGCCTGGCTCAACTTCCTCGCCGCCCTGCGACGGGCCGGGGCTGACCTCCCTCGTCGCTGAGACGGCACCTGAGGGGCCTCTCCGTAGCCGCTGGCCCTGCCCGGGTCGGCGGCTACGGTCGTTCTGAGGGCGACGGCTCCGTTCTGGGGAGTGCCGGAGCCGCCGCCCTCCGGCTAGGGTCGCCGCCGATGACGCTCCCCAACGGCACCTCCGCCCTCATCCCCGACTTCACCCCGGCGGCGGAAGCCGGGGCGCAGTTCGACCTCAACGGCCGCCGCTACACGTTGCTGGCCCGCCTCCCGCTCCCGCTGCTGGAACGAGTGATGGTCGTGCAGAACATGGAGGGCCTGGAACGCCTGCAAGCCCTCCTCGACCTGCTGCCCGCCTTCCTCATCCCCGCCGACCGGGAGGAGTTCGCCGCCGCCCTCCGCTCCGACGACGACCCCATCGGCGTCAACGGCCTCACCGCCATGTTCACCTGGATCGTGGAGATGGTGACGGGCCGCCCTACGGAGTCGCCCTCGCCCTCGTCGGCTGGCTAGTCGACGGCTGGCGCCTCCTCGACGGCTGGGCGCTAGGGCGAGGGCTCGACCTGGAGGGGCTCCCGCTGGTGAGGGTGCTGAACGTGCTGTCGTACCTCCGGGTCCGCTCGGCCGACGCCGCTGAGCGGGACGAGTTGGAGTCGCTCCTCGTGGCCCGCCCTGCCCCCGCTGCCGTGCGCGCAGCGGAGCCTGCTGCGCCCTGGTGGTGGACCGGCGAGGAGGACGCCGCCACCGAGGCCGCCCTGGCGATGGCCGCCTACCGCCAGGTGACCCGCTAGCGCCTAGCGCCTAGGCTCTCGGTCGTGGCCGACCTGGGGAGCGCATCGGTACGGATCGTGCCGGACTTCTCCGGGTGGGAGCGGGAGATGCGCTCCGGCCTGGCTGGCGCCATGAAGGGCACCGTGGCCGACGCCGAGAAGGCGGGCGAGCGCATCGAGGACGCCTTCGTGGAGTCGGCCCGCCAGAGCGATGCGGCCTTCGAGAAGGTCGGCGGGGCCGACGCCTTCAACCAGGCCGTCACCTCCGCCGACAAGGCGGGCGAGCAGATCACCAGCCACTTCAAGGAGGCTGCCCGCCAGAGCGACTCCGCCCTCGGCGGCATCTCCAAGGGCGCAGGCGGCCTGGGCGGCCTCGTCGCCGGGCTCGGGCTCGGTGCGGCCGCCGGGCTGGTCACGAAGTTCGGCCTCGACACGGCGAAGTCTCTGGAGATGACGGAGGTCGGCTTCACCGGGCTCCTCGGCTCCGCCGACGAGGCCAAGAAGATGATGGGCGAACTGACCTCGTTCGCCGCCAAGACCCCGCTGGAGTTGCCCGGGCTGGCCGACATGACGCGCAACCTCGTCGCCCAGGGCGGCACCTTCGGCGTCACCAAGGACAACGTCCTCGACTACGTCCAGACCATCGGCGACATGACGTCGGTGCTGGGCGGCGGGCAGGGCGAGATGGACGCCGTGACCCGGGCTCTGGGTCAGATGGGCGGCACCGGCCGGGTCACGGCCCAGGACATGAACCAGATCAGCAACGCCCTCCCGGGCTTCCCGGTGTGGCAGGCCCTCGCCGACGGCATGGGCATCAGCCAGGCGAAGGCTCGGGAGTTGTCGGAGGACGGGCTCATCCCCGCCTCCGAGGCCGTGCCGATCTTGCTGGCGAAGATGAAGGAGTTTCCCGGGGCGGCCGGGGCGATGGAACGCTCCTCCACGACCCTGACCGGCGTGCTGTCCACCTTCAAGGACACGATGGGCATTGCCCTCGCCGCCGGGCTGGGGCCGCTGGTCGGCTCGCTCAAGACCGTCCTCTCCGACCCGGCTCTCCTCGACACGCTCACGCAGTTCGGCAACTCATTCGGCGCCGCCCTGGGCGGCATCTTCGAGGCCCTCGGCCCCTCCATTCAGATCCTCGTCCGGCAGGTCACCTCGATCCTCGACGTCATGGGGCCTGCCCTCCTCTCGCTCGCCCCGCTCATCAGCCCCATCGTGCAGATCGTCGGCGTGCTGGCCAACGTCCTCGCCGAGGGGCTGGGCGCCGCCCTCACGGCCCTGGCGCCCATCTTCGGCATGATCGGCGCCTTCCTCGACATCTTCGCGGAGCGCCTGGGGGAGTTCCTGTTCGGCGCCCTGGAGTCGATCATCCCCCTGTTCGACGAGTTGGTCCGGGTCCTCACGCCCATCTTCGCCCGGGTGCTGCCGATGCTCCTCGACGTGTTCGACGAGTTCGCCGGGATCATCATGCGGATCGTCGAGGCCGTGCTCCCGATCCTGGTGCGCCTGTTCACGGCCCTGGCGCCCATCGTCTCTCGCCTGGTCGACGCCTTCCTCGAACTGGTCGATCAGGCCCTCGCCGCCCTCATCCCGATCATCGACCTGCTGCTCCCCCTGTTCGAGCACCTCATCACGGTCCTCCTCGACGCCCTGCTGCCGATCCTCCCGCAACTGGTCGAGGCCCTCATCGCCGTCGCCACCTCGATGCTGACCATCACGCTCGCCACGGCGCCGCTCATCCCGCCCATCGTCCAGTTGATCGACCTCCTCCTCGTCGGCCTGGTGCCGATCCTCGACATCCTGGCGAAGGCTCTCGTGATCGTGGCGGAGGCCCTCGCCGTCGTCACCACCTTCATCTCCGAGCAGGTCGTCACCGTGTTCGAGTTCCTCGGCGAGAAGTTGCAGTGGGTCGTCGACCACCTCGACGAGGTCGTCGTGTTCCTGCAAGAGACGTTCGGCCCCGCCTTCGAGGCCATCGTCGAGGTCATCACCGGCGTCGTCGACGAGATCATCGAGGTGGCGCAGAAGGTCATTGACTGGTTCACCAACACCTGGAGCACGATCAGCGACCTGCTGGAGGCTCCCTTCAACACCGCCAAGGACGTGATCGGCGACGTCATCGACGGCATCAAGTCCGGCTTCAAGGGCGCCATCGACGTCATCAAGCGCATCTGGAACGCCTTTGCCGACTTCTGGAACGGCATTGACCTGGAGGTGCCCGGCATCGACCTGCCCTTCGGCAAGACGATCGGCGGCTTCACCATCGGCCTGCCCGAGGTGCCCCGGATGATGGCCACCGGCGGCCTGGTGCGCGCAACGCCCGGCGGCACGCTGGCCCTCCTCGGCGAAGGCGGCCGGGACGAGTTGGTCACGCCCCTTCCGGCTCCGGCGCATCGCCCCTTCGGTGCCGCCGGGGCCGGGCTCGGCGTCCACTTCAACGGGCCGGTCACCTTCGGCGACCGCCGGGCTGTCGACGACCTCGACTGGTGGGTCCGCTTCCGCATGGGAACGGCCGCCTGATGGCCCTGTTCCCGCCGGGGCGGCTGACCCCCATCGACCTCATCGACCGGACGTACCGGGGAGCCCTGGCGGCCTCTGCGGCGGAGGCCGAGGCGATGGTGCCCCTGGTGGCCGCCTCGCCCCGGGCCGAGGTGCCCCAGGTGGCCTACGTGGACCTGCTCCGTTGGGACGCCAACCTGGCCCCGCTGGCCGACTGGCAGGTCGCCCTGGGCGCCATCACCTTCGGCCGGGGCACGCCCTACGGGATGCCCTCGTGGGAGGGCCTGGGCCTGCCCGACCAGCGCACCAACGACGTCGGCTTCCCCTCCCAGCACGGCGTCGTCGCCCTCGGCGACTTCCACGAGGGCCGCTCCCTCGTGTTCACCGTCTGCGTCTCCGAGGCCACCCCGGCGGCGGCCTGGGACCGGCTGCGCGCACTGGCGGGCTCCTGGCAGGCGGCCATCGTCTCCCAGCCGCTCCGCCTCGGCATCCCCGGCGTGGCGACCTTTGCCGTCATGGGCCGCCCCCGGCGCATGGAGGTCGACAACTCCCGGCTCTACCGGGGCCAGGCCGACGTCGCCCTGGAGTTCCTCGCCACCGACCCCCGCCTCTACTCCATCGACGTCCGGGGCACCACGCTCACCCTGGCCGCCGTGGCGGCCGACACCGGGCTCTGCCTGGCCGACCCGGGCACCTGCTTCGACCTCTCCGGGTGCTCGCTCGACCTGCGGGGCTCCTCGTTCTCCGGGGCCGGAGTGGCCGACAACGGCGGCAACACCGCCACGCCCTTCGTCGCCGTGTTCCACGGCCCCGCTGTCGACCCGGCGCTCCTCAACCTCTCCACCGGCGCCATCGTCGACTTCGAGGGCACCACCCTCCTCCCGACGGACGTGCTGGAGGTCGACGCCCATGCGCGCAGGATCGTGCTCAACGGCGATCCCCGCTACGACCTCCTCGCTCCGGGCTCGACGTTCTGGAAGTTGCTCCCGGGCCGCAACGACCTCCGCTACATCGCCGTCGCCGCCGAGGGCTCCGTCTCCGTCCGCTGGCGGGACGCCTGGCTATGAAGGGACCCCCATGACCGAAGTGCAGCCGCCCATGTTCGAGGCCGAGTGCTACGACGCCGACGACATGCGGCTCCTCGTCAATGCGATGGCCCAGGGCACCGAGGGAGTCGTCGGCAACAACGACATGATCGTGACGGCGGCGGCCTCCGGGCTCGCCGTGGACGTCTCGGGCGGCTCAGTGTTCGTCGCCGGGGACACCGCCGGGCAGGGCATGTACCTCTGCGTCAACCAGGGCTCGACCCGGGTGCAGTTGGCCGCCGCCGGTGCCCAGGCCCGCACCGACCTCATCGTCGCCACCGTGTTCGACACGGCCTTCGGCGGGGCCTCCAACACCTGGCTCCTGGCCGACGTCACCGGCACGCCGGGGGCCGGTGTCCCCGCCACCCCGCCCAACTCCACCGCCCTCGCCACGGTCGCTGTCGCCGCCGGTGCGCTGACCGTCACGGCGGGCAACATCACCGACCAGCGAGAGAAGTCCAACGCACCCGTCTGGCAGTAGGGTCCGGCCGTGCTGCTGCTGGCTGGCAACCTGCTCTCCGGCGTCATCGAGCAGGAGTTGGCCTGGGTCGAGGCCTCCTGGTCGTCAGCCCTCAACGGGCCTGGCTCCGCCTCGGTCAAGGTCCCCCTCACCCGGTACGGGGCCAACGCTGGCTCGGCGGCTGCGCCCTTCGTGGCGGCCTCCACGCTCTACATCGTCGAGGACGACGGCTCGGTCGCCTGGTGGGGAGTGGCCTGGTCGGCCGACGTCGACCCGGAGGGCCGCACCATCACCTTCGACTGTGCGGAGATTCACTCGGTCCTGGCCCGCCGGGTGCTCCGCCGGGACCTGCCCTTCGCGCAGGTGGACCAGGCCGACATCGCTGTCGCCCTCGTCACCGAGGCTCAGACCGGGACGGACCGGGACCTCCGCATCGACACCTCCCTGGTCGGCCCGACCGGCGTGCTGCGGGACCGCAACTACCTCGGCGTGGAGCGCCCCAACCTGGGCGAGTTGCTCGGCTCGCTGGCCTCGGTCATCAACGGCTTCGACTACGACTTCCCGGCCGACTGGCCCGGCGGCGGCACCGCTCCGACGCCCCGCCTGCGCCTCGACTACCCCCGCCAGGGCCGGGTCCTCTCCCAGCCTCTCGTGGCGACCGGCCCGGTCATCCTCCGCTCGCTGTCGTACAACGGGACGGAGATGGCCTCCGACGTGGACGCTGTCGGCGACCAGGCCCTCACCGTGCCCCAGACGTCCTCCGGGCTCCTCGCCGGTCGTCCGGCGCTCGACTCGGTCGTCTCCCGCTCCACCGTCAAGGTCAACGCCACCCTGGCCGAGCACGCCGCCTCGTGGCGAGCCGACCACGATGAGCCCGCCCGCTCCGCTCAGGTGGAGGTCGCCCTCGAACCAGCCGACGCTCTCGGTGTGCGCGTAGGCGACGTCGTGCGCCTGATCGAGATGGACTCGGTCGGCCTCGACGCCCCCTTCCTCGTCACCGGCGTCTCGACCAACGTCGCCGGTGCGGGCCGCCTCGTCTCGCTGGCCCTCTCGTGGCCTGTTGCTCTCGGCGGGGAGGAGACGTGACGCTCGACCCGCTCGCCGCCGAACTGCTCCGCCTGGGCACGCACGTCTCCCGGCTGGAGCGCCGCCAACGCTCAGCGGGCTCGGGCGGCGGCGGCGGAGTCACTGACCACGGCCTGCTCACCGGCCTGGGCGACGACGACCACCCGCAGTACCTCCGCCCGGCCGAGGTGCTGGCGGGCACCGCCCTCACGGCGCTCTACAACCCCGACGGGACGGTGCTGCTCTCCGTCGACACGGCCTCGCTCCCGCCGCCGACGGTGCCGAACGAGGTCGTCGTCTCCGCCACCGACCCGATCGGCTCAGTGCCGGAGGCAGAACTGTGGTGGGACCCGGACGCTTCGCCTGCGCCCTTCTCCGGCGGCGGCGGCCTGGTCACCTCGCAGCGCATCACCTTCACCTCGGTCGCCTTCGCCGGGACGGAGGTGGCCCTCTCGGGCATCACCGCCGTCTGGACGGCCGACCCGGGTCGGCGCTACAAGATCGGCGTCACCGGGCTGCTCCAGTCGACGGTCGCCGCCGACGTCGTGTTCCTCCGGCTGCGCCTCGGCTCCGTCACCGGCACCCAGGTCGGCGGAGTCAACCACCTCTGCGCCGTGTCGACGCACGCCCTCACCTTCACCGGCACCACGTTCGTCTCCGGGCTCTCCGGGTCGCAGACCGCCGTGCTCACCGGGCAGCGCGCAGCGGGCACCGGCAACATCACCCAGGTCGCCACGGCGACCGCCCCGACCTGGCTCTGGGTCGAGGACATGGGACCGGGGGCCGTCTGATGGGAGTGCTCTACGCCCGGGAGGGTGGCACCTGGGTCCCCATCAACGTCGGCGGGCCGAAGGGCGACCCGGGCACGCCTGGGGCGACGGGGCCTCCGGGCATGTCCTCCGCCCTCACCTACACCTCGACCTGGCGCTGGCGGGCCGCCGTCATCTCCTCCGCCTCGCCCGGCCTGGTCGGCCTCAACAACGACGCTCCGGGCACGGCGACCCTCATGCACATCGCCGCCCGGGACACGCTCAACTTCGACTGGAGCATCACGGAGTTGGCCCTCCAGCCGGGCGACTACATCTACGTCCGCTCCGCCTCCGACCCGACGCTGCGCTGGCGGACCTTCGTCGTCAACGGCGCCGCCATCAACAACGTCTCGTACATCTCCGTCCCCATCGCCACCGAGTCGCTCAGCGCGCAGGGCACCGAGCCGATCGACGACGAGGTCGTCTACGTCGGCATGGCGATGGCGGCCTGGTCGCCTGCCGGGCTCCCGCCCAACGGCGGCCGGGAGTCGGTGTGGAAGTGGCAGACGGCCACCACGACGGCCCCGGTCGGCAACGGCGAGGTCGCCATGAACACCTCGTCCCCGGCGGCCGCCACCAACCTCTGGCTCCACCGCTCCGACGTCTACAACACCTCGTTCGCCACCTTCCTCGCCACGCTGACCGCCGGGTGGAAGGTCCACGTCCGCCCGGTCGCCGACCCCTTCAAGGTCGGCTACGGCATGCAGTTCGACGTCACCGGGGCCGCCGTCGCGCAAGCCTCGAACAACTACACCATCCCGGTCGTGGCGACCGGCTCCCCCGGCGGGCTGGAGCCACTGGAGGACGCCGAGGTGTACGTCGGCTTCGTGCCGCCCGGCGTGCCCGGGCCTGCCGGGCCGGTCGTGCCGCTCGACTCCCTCACCGACGTCAACGCCCCCTCCCCGGCGGACTCCTCGGTGCTGACGTGGAACAACGCCTCGCAGACCTGGGTCGCCGCCTCGCCGCAGGTCGTCAACCTCAACCCGCTGGTGCTCCCCGACGCTGTCGGCGTGGCCTACCCGGCGCTCCGGTTCGGCGCAGGCGACGGCTCCAACGGCACCAGCCCCAACCCGTACCACTACGAGTGGAACCTGCTCAACGACACGCTGCGCCTGTTCTCCAACCGCCAGCCCGCCAAGGCGCTCGCCTCGTTCTACCGAGGGGCCGCCGACGTCGCCGAGTTCACCGTGCAGGACTGGACGCTCCAGGCCTCCGCCACCGACGGCTACCTCCGATTCTTCTGGGGCGCCGACCGCACCGCCGCCGAGGGCTACATCAGCCAGGTGGGCGACTTCGGCGTCGGCCGCAACCTCATCGTGCCCGGCACCGCCACCGTCACCGGCCGGGTCCAGGCCAACGACCTCTACGCCACCGGCGGCTACCTCTACGGCAACGGCAACCTCGTGGTGACGTCCAACGGCGGCGGCTATGTCGACGTGAACGCCTACAGCGGCCAGGCCTGCGTTCAGCCGGGCAACGCCTACGGCGTCGGCGCCCGGCCCAAGACCAGCATCACCTCGTACCCGCTCAGCGGCACGTATTGGGAACGGCCGCTGTCGATCCACCGGATCGGCGGGGCTGGCAACGTCGGCATGGGTTTCGCCGACCATACGACGGGCTGGACGAGCGGGCTCCAGATTCACAGTGACGGCACGCTCTACATGGGAGTCCTCAACGGCGACAACAGCGGCTACATCAAGTGCTACGCCTCGGCCTTCACGGTGCAGAGCAGCCGCCGGTTCAAGGCCGAGGTCGCACGGCTCGGCGCCCGGGCTCGCCAGGTGCTCGATCGGGTCGAGCCGGTGCTCTACCGGGACCTCCAGCACGAGTTGGCCTTCGGTGCTGACTCCACCGCTCCGCACCCCGACGGGACGCCTCGTGAGGCTCCGCTGGTCGAGCCTCGTTACCGCTTCGGGCTGGTCGCCGAGGAGGTCGAGGCAGCCGCCCCCGAACTGGTCGACCCGTCGCACCTCGGCCCCGGCATCGACCTCTCCGGCCTCGTCGCCGTGCTCTGGCAGGCCGTGCGCGACCTCTCGTCCGGGCTGGCGGCGGCGGAGGAGCGCCTCGCCGCCCTGGAGGCGTAGTCTCCGGCCATGACCGCCTCCTCCATCTCCCGGGCCGCGCAGGACCCGGCGCTCCAGGCCCGGGTGCTGGCGATGGCCCACCGGGAGTTGATGTTCGACGAGGACAAGGCCACCTCCTCGTTCGGCAAGATGCTCGCCGCCGGGCAGGCCAACGCCTCCACGCTCATGTACCCGGTCGCCGTCGACACCGAGGCCGCCTACGAGACGGCCGTCAACAGCGGCCGTGGCGCTCCGGGCCACGACCTCGACATCATCACCGACGCCGCCCTCACCTCCGCCATCAACGCCCACTGGCCCTGGGGGCCGGACGAGGGACCCAACGCCCCCGGCGCTGGCTGATCTAGGCTCGCCGCATGGCCTACCCTGCGCCGCTCGCCGACCTCGTCCCCCGGGTGACCCAGGTGCAGGCGGCCTGGGGCAATGCTGTCCGCAACCGCCTCGTCCACATCTTCGGCACCGCCCAGGACCGTGACGTCGCCCTCGGTGCGGGGCTCCCCGGCAACATCGCGTACACCTCCGGCAACCAGGTGTTCTGGTTCCGCTCGGCCGACCGCTGGGTCGGCCTCCAGTTCCAGGCGGAGTGGCTCCACCTCCTCAACCAGAGCCTCACCGTGAACGCCCTCGGCGGCAACCAGCGGCTCTCGCTCAACGTCGTCGGCTCCGTCCAGGCCCAACGCTCCCGGGGCGCCGGGGCGGCGGGCGACTGGACCTCGGCGCAGTACATCGCCTACGACGGGACCGGCGTGGCGAGCATCGCCCTGCACTGTGGCTCGGCCGCCCCGCAGATGCAGACGTTCGTCAACTTCGGCAACCGGGTGTCCTTCGTCGACTCCACCAACACGATCTACGTGCCCTGCGTAGCGGCCTCGTTCAGCGTCGGCTCCGCTGACCGCTTCAAGGAGCAGGTCGCCCCCTACGAGGGGGAGGCCTCCGTCGTGGACGCCCTGGAGGTCATCGAGTGGGACCCGGTGCCCGCTCGCCGTGACGCCACCCTCGACACTCAGCCGCCTCGGGAGGCCCGCCGTCTCGGCTTCCGGGCGGCCAACGTCGCCGCCGTGCTCCCGGTCGCCGTCTCCAGCGACGAGAACGATGAGCCGGTCGCCGTCGACCTGGCCGCCCTCCTCGCCGTCGCCGTCGCCGAACTCAAGGCGCTGCGCGCACGAGTGGCTGCCCTGGAAGGCGCCTGACCTCTCGGCTAGGCTGCTCCCCGGGCATAGGGGCCGGGTGAGACGCAGGCGTCGTGGTCATCGTCTCCCCGGCCCTGGCTCGCCCTGGCGCTCCCGCCCTCCGGCGGCTAGGCTCTCGTGATGGATCACGACGCCTTGCTCGCCACGCTCTCGGCCACGGTCGCCGCCCTCGACGACCCGGCCGCCCTTGACCTCTCCGCCACCGACCTCGCCTTCATCGTGGCGGGCATCGACGACGCTCTCCGCTCCCTCGCCAACGTCCGCTCGCTGCTGGTCAACGAGTTGACGGTCATCGCCGACGCCTGGCCGATCCTCCTGCCCGACGGCCGCCGCCTGGCCTACGACCCGGGCTCCCCGGGCTGGAAGATGGAGAAGGCCCAGGCGGAGCGCCTCGTCTCCGATGCCCGCTCCGCCATCGTCCAGCGCCTCGCCCTCGACCGCTCCACCGGCGAGGTGAACCCGGTCGTGCGCTCCATCGCCAACGAGGCCCTCGGCGAGATGCTGGCCCACTTCGCCGTCTCGCCCCGGTGGACCGGCATGGACGCCCTCGTCGGCGACCTCGACCAGTACCGCTCCCGCAAGCCGGGCACCTCCAAGATCGTCGTGGAGGCCTTCTGATGGCCGCTGCGCCCTCGTCGTCGCCCGAGCCCGCTCCCGCCCCGGAGACGGCACCTGAGGCCCCTCTGAGCCATCCGAACGTGGAGGCCGCCTTCGTGGCCTTCGCCGCCGACGTCGTGACCATCCCGCAGGACAAGGTCGCCGTGGTCGAGACTCGCTCGGGAGGGTCGTACACCTACCGCTACGCCGACCTGGCCGACGTGCTGGCCTCGGTGCGCCCGCTCCTCGCCCGCCACGGCCTCGCCCTCACCCAGGACGTCCGCACCGTCGACCGCTCGGTGGAGGTGACGACCTTCGTGCTCCACGTCTCGGGCGGCTCCCTGGCCTTCGGGCCGCTGGCCCTCCCGCTGGGCGACACGCCGCAGGGCACCGGCTCCGCCATCACCTACGCCCGGCGCTACGCCGTGCTCGCCGCCCTGGGCCTCGCCACCGAGGAGGACGACGACGGCCGGGCCGCTGCGCCCCGCTCCAACGGCACCGCCGCCCCGGCCCCGGCCCGGCGGGGCACCGCCAAGCGCGCAACGGGCTCG